GGAGGTGGTGGTGCTGCTTTGCCTGATACGGGTGGCGGAGGTGCGCCTAATACAGGTGGAGGTGGCGGAGGTGGCGGATCAGCAGGCGGAGGAAGTGGTAGCGGTGGATCTGTTAGAGCATATGTAATACAAAGCGATATTGAGGATGCGCAAAGCAGAGAGAATGAGATACAGAATAGAGCAAGATTTGAATAAATGATAAATATATAAAATAAAACTATTTAGAAGTATGAATACAGATTTACCAATATTTATGTTGGATATAACAGAAGACATAAATGACGATGCACAAGTTGATTTTATTGCATTAGTAGACCGACCTGCAATACAAAAGAATTGGAACGCATTTAATAGATCACAAAAATTTGAAGTTACAAATGAAGAACGCCGTATTATTAGTGGTGCTATTATGTTGGCTGATACTCCTATTTTCCGCAGCGATTCTACTTACGGCGATTATTATGTTGCATTCAGCGCGGACACTATTCTTAAAATTGTACAGAAGTTTTTTAAGAAAGGTTTTCAAAGCAACGTCAATTTAATGCACGATTCTAACCATCAATTTGAGGGGGTTACATTATTTGAGAGTTTCATATCAGATCCTTCGCGTGGCATTATGCCTATGAAAGGCTTTGAGGATGCGCCTGTTGGTAGTTGGTTCGGATCTATGATAGTAGACAATGATCAGGCTTGGGCTAAGGTTAAAAGCGGGGATATTGCAGGCTTCAGCGTAGAGGGATTATTTAACTACAAACCAAAGGAAGTAAATAAGATTGCATCAATGGTAGATGAGATTCAAAAAATATTATCACAAGTTAAGTGATAAACATTTTATTTTTTAACTATATAATAAAAAAAGTATGAACGCACAGGAAGCGATTTTAAAAATTAAGGCATTGTTTGAGGACAATGTTGCGCCTGTTGAGGAAGTGCAAGCTGAAGAAACTAAGGTTGATGAAACTAAGGTTGAGATGGCTGAATATTCTTTAATGGATGGCACTAAGGTTGAGATTTCAGCTTTAGAAATTGGCGGCTTCGTAACTATCGAAGGACAGCCAGCACCCGCAGGAGATCACGAATTAATGGATGGCACTGAAATTACATTAGACGAAAGCGGTAAAATTATCGAGATCGAAACTAAGGTAGAAGAAGTAACGCCAGAAGTTGATACAGAACTTGGGGACAAGAAAGATAACGAAGAAAAGATGGCAGAATTATCAGAGCAATTTGCAGCAAAATTTGCTGAATTGATCGAAGCTAAGAACGCATCTGATTTAAAAGTTTTGGAATTAGAATCAAAGGTTAAGCAAGGATTTGCACAAGTAGCTGAATTAATCGAAGCACTTTCAAATACTCCAAGCGAAGATCCAATTCAAAGACCAAATAGCTTTAATTCATTTATTAAAACAAATGATATTAAAGAAGCGAGATTAAACAAATATAGAAACGCAATTTTAAACACTAAAAATTAATAAAAATGGCATTTAACGTAGACGCATTAGCTGCATATACAGAGCAAAATGAAGCCTTATTGGTAACTGATTCTGTATTGGGCGCAAAGACTGCATCTTTAATCAAGAGTGCAGGCAACGTGATGGTTGGCGTAAAGAGCGCTGAAACTATCAACATTATGGATACAGACGCAATTTTCCAAGCGGGTGGAAGTTGTGGATTTACTGCATCAGGTTCTACTACTTTTACTCAAAGAACAGTAACAGTTGGTAAGATCAAAGTAAACGAAGCTCTATGTCCTAAAGACTTAGAATCTAAGTACTTACAAAAAGCATTACCTACGGGTTCAATGTACGATTCAATTCCTTTCGAGCAAGAGTTTGCTGATAAGAAAGCTAAGACTATTGCATCTCAATTAGAGATTGCTTTATGGCAAGGCGATACTTCAAGTGTAAACGTAAACTTGAATAAGTTTGATGGTTTAGTTAAATTGATCGGTGCTGCTTCAGGTGTTGTAGCTGCTAACACTTCTACTTACATTTCAGGTGCGCCTTTAAGCTCAATTACTTCTGCTAACATTATCAGCATCTTAGATGGTGTTTATCAAGCAATCCCAGCACAAGTTGTAGCTGCTGAAGATATGACTATCTTTGTTGGTCAAGATGTTTTCAGAACTTACACTATTGCATTAAAGAACGCTAATCAATTCCATTATTCAATTGATGTGAAAGCTGATAGCGAATTCGTATTGCCAGGCACTCCTATCAAAGTTGTAGCTTTACAAGGTTTGAACGGAACTAACAAGATCTATGCAATGCGTTTATCTAACTTGTTCTTAGGTACAGACTTATTGAACGAAGAAGAAAAGTTCGAAATTTTCTACGCAAAAGAAGCAGATCAAGTACGTTTTGTTTCTGAATTCAAGATGGGTGTGAATATCGCATTCCCTGACGAAGTAGTGAAGTTCGTATTGGCATAATTATTCGGGGGGTGAAATATCCCCCCTTTTTAAAAAAAATATTAAATTAATTAACAATGAGTTGTGCATTAACACAGGGATATACTTTAGATTGCCGTGATAGTTTAGGCGGGATCGTTGAGGTTTATTTTACTGAAGCTGCAAACGTAACAACTACAACTGAAGCGAGTGGTGTAATTACTGCTTTGACTAAGGCGAGTGGTAAGCGTTTTTGGAAGTATGCTTTAGTAAAAGACACTTCAATGTTTAACCAAACATTAACTGCTTCTGTTGCAAACGGAACGGTATTCTATGGTCAGGAACTACAAATAGTTTTAAACAAACTACAAACTAACACAAGAAATGAATTACTTTTGTTAGCACAAAATAGCTTAGTTGCTGTTGTAAAAGATAGCAATGGTCTATATTGGTATTTAGGAAAAACACGCGGTATTGATTTGACTGCAAATGCAGCTTCAACAGGTACGGCACAAGGAGATAGAAGTGGTTTCACTTTAACTTTTACAGGATCAGAACCTGAATTAGCACCAAGTGTAGCTTCAAATATTGCTTCTGCTTTAGAAACTCCAGGTTCTTAATAACTTTGTTTTTCATAGGTTTATAGGTTTGCCGCCGTTCCTTAATTGGTTCGGCGGTTTTTTTTATGTAACAAAGTAAAGGCAAAACTTTACTAAAGTTTACATAAAGTAAAGGCAAAACTTTACATATTAGGCTTATTTGTTTACTATATGCAACAAATTACTATTTTAGCTATATAGTTATATGATCAGGCTAACAAAGGGACAAACCCAAAACATTATTTTAACCTTAACAGAAAAGCAATTATTGACTAATCCTAACTACTTATTTGTGTTCACTAATAGAAGCGCAAATACAGAGGTTAAATTTGTTAGATTAAATAATACAGACATAAGCCAATATAAAGACAGATATAATGAATTTAGTATCGTTACAAATACTAATTTTAGCACGTCCTTAAATGGTCAATACGATTATGAAGTTTACGAACAAATAAGTACGTCTAATCTTAATCCTTCTGGTTTAAATTTATTAGAATCAGGAATTATGGAATTAGTAGGTACTCCTTTCGAGTTTACTGAATATTCAACAACAGATACATACAAAATAAGACAATAATGGATTTAAGAGTATTAACATTTGCAGAAGCCAAGCAGCCTGAATTTAAAGAAAAGAAGGGCGAAGGATATATTCAGTATGGCGACCGCAACGACTATCCTAATTATTTGGTTGATCTATTCAATAAGTCAGCTAAACATAATGCCATTGTAAAAAGCAAGGTGCATTATATAACCGCGAATGGTTGGACGGGAAGTCCACAAGCAGAGCCTTTTATGGAAAAGGTTAATAGAATGGAAAGCCTCGAAGATCTTACAAGAAAAGTATCTTTAGATGCAGAATTATTCGGAGGTTATTATTTAGAGATCATTTGGTCAGTAACTAAGCAATTGTCTGAAGTATGGCATTGTGATTACACTAAAATTCGTACTAATAAGGACAATACACAATTTTGGTATAAAGAAGATTGGGCGGACAGAAATGAAAAGGCTATGGTTTACCCTGCTTTTAATCCATCTAATCCATACGGCAAGCAGATCCTATATATAAAAGAATATCGTCCTAATATGGGTTACTATTCTTTGCCAGGTTACTTTGGCGCGCTTAACTATATAGAATCAGATATTGAAATATCTAAGCACGTCTTAGGTAATGCGCAAACAGGGTTTTCTGCAAGTAAACTTATAACTTTACCAAATGGCGAGCCTTCTGATGATGAAAAGCGCAATATCGAGAAACGCTTTACAAATAGATTTAGCGGATCAGATGGAAAGAAATTTATTTTAGCTTTCGTAAACGATAGCGCGAGAAAGCCAATAGTAGACGATTTAGGAACTTCAGATATTACAAAAGAAGATTTCGGTCGCGTGGATTCTTTAATCCAAACTAATATTTTTAGCGGGCATCAAATTACTACTCCATCGATCTTTGGTATTGCAGAGGCGGGCAAATTAGGCAGCCGTTCCGAAATGAGAGACGGCTACGAAATATTTAAAAATACCTATGTAAATAGCAAGCAGATGCACCTCGAAAGTGTATTCAATATGTTGGCTAAATATAGAGGTATTGAGGATGCAGAATTATCAATAATCCCGACCGAGCCGATCGGATTCGAGTTTACAGAAAACCTATTGAAAGAAATAGCGCCTAAAGAATGGCTACTTGAAAAGGCGGGAATTGATATGAGTAAATACCAAGCACCAGAAGAACCTGTTGCGGTGGTGCAATCCACGCAATTTAAGGACGATTTTAGCGTCTTTTTTGAGTTCGGCGAGGCAAAGGATACATTTAACGTTTGGAAGCAAAGAAAGCGCTTTAATGACGATTCAGAGTATCATATGTTTGCAGAGGTAAATCAATTACAAGCCAACGTACTTGACTTGATGTCTAAGGATAAGAGAATAACGCCAGAAGTATTAGCGACTACGCTTGATCAGAATATAGAAACGATAAATCAGGTTATCAATACATTAGTTCAAAATGGATATATAGAGGTAAATCAATATGCAATAGGAGAAGGATATGATGAGAATATAATTACAGAACATATTTTAACCGCGCCATTGTCAGATCTTTTAGTAAAGATTAAGCCACAAACTAAGGAATTATTAATTAGATATTCCTACGAATGGAAAGAGGGATTCAGCAAATCAGACATAGATACAAGCAGACCTTTCTGTAAATATCTTTTAGAGGCGGGAAAAATGTATAGCCGTTCCGAAATAGAAACAATTAGTGCGCGTTTAGGATATTCTGTATTTGATCGTGGCGGTGGTTGGTATACAGAACCAGACGGCAATCATTCTCCAAGTTGCAGACACGAATGGATTTCAAACATAGTAACAAGAAAATAGATGAGCAAGAACACATTATTTATATCAGTTCAATCGATTAAGGACAGGACAGGATTGCACGCAAACGTAGACGAAAAATTAGTTTTGCCTGAAATTAAAACGGCGCAAGATATGTATATTTTGCCTGCATTAGGATCAGCGCTTTATAATGAATTACAAACGGCGGTCGATACGAATACATATACAAATTTACAAACGACTTTATTAGATGATTATATCGTAGATTGTTTGATCTACTTTGTAATGTCTGAATTACCGCAAGGATTATCATATCAATTCTATAATAAAGGATTGATCAGAAAGACAGGGGATAATCAAGAAAGCCCTTCAATGCAAGATATGATTGACGTGGCAAATAGATACAGAGCAAGAGCAGAATTTTATAAGCAAAGACTAATTAAATATCTAAAACAAAATAACGCTTTATATCCTAATTACCTAAACTTTGGTTCTGGCATTGATTCGATCAAGCCTGATAATGAGGGGTATTCTGTTTCAATGTGGTTGGGGGATGCTTGTTGCGTAGACGATTATGATAATAAGCACAGAAAAACATTTGAAGAAAGGTATCAGGGTAATATCGGTTGCTGCTAAATATGAGTAAACAAGTAACAATTAAAAACCAAACTAAACTTAAAGTTTATTTGGAAAAAGCAAAAAAGAATGACATTAAACCAAATAGTCAAAGAACTAACAACGATAGGAAACTCCCACGAACAAATTAATTTTGTTTATTTTGGGGATGTTTGGGAACGTTTAAGTAATGGCGAAGTTACTTACCCTGCTATGTTTATGACTTTAACGGGTGCGAATTTTGGCGCAAAAGAAATAGTTTATTCTTTTAGTCTTTACTTTATGGATCGTATGCTAATGGAAGAAACAAACGAAACGGAAGTATTGTCAGATATGACACAAGTGGCGGGGGATATTGTAGCGCAATTAAGATACCCTGAAGATTATGGAAATGTAACTTGGACTTTAAATCAAAATCTACCTATTACATTTTATACGGAAGAAGATCCAGATCTATTAGCAGGCGTAAAATTGGATATTAGTTTATCACTTCCTTTTATTAACAATAGGTGTCAAGTACCTTCAAATTATAATTATTAATGGAATCAAAAAAAATAAACCAATTAGCAACGGAATTAACGCCCGCGCTTTCTGATTTAACAATCATAGGAGATCCTACAACGGGAATAAGTAAAAAGATTACGCTTTCACAAATGGCGTCTTTGTTTACGGGAACGGTTGAAGAATATCCAAGTCTTGCATCTTTCCCTTTAGTAGGTGTTGCTGATACTATTTACATTGCTTTAGATACAAACGTTTTATATCGTTGGAATACAGGGACAAGCGCTTATGTAGAATTGTCGCCGAACATTATCAATTCATTAGTATTTAGTGATGCGAATGGTTTTGATGGAAATATATCATTGGTTGGATCAGTAGCTACGCTTACAATTACGACTGCATTAACTTCAGGATCAGTTCCTTTTATCGGCGCTTCAGGTGCTTTAACACAAGATAATGCAAATCTATTTTTTGATGATACGAATAACAGATTAGGAATTAATACTAATTCGCCAACAACCGCATTGGACGTTTTCGGTTCAGGTATTATTGGACGTGTAAATGGTACTTCAACAAACAACGCATTTTTAGGTTTTGCAAGTGCAGGTTCAAATAAATGGTCAATTGGCAATGTTCAATCAGACCATAGATTTAGAATATTTAGCGAAACAAATACAAGTGAATTAGTTTCAGTTTTACAAACAGGTGAATTTGGTATTGGTATTGCAAACCCAACAACAAAGTTTCATATTGACGGCGCTGCAACTGCATTAATTGCAAATTTAGACGCAAACATTTCTGTTGCAAAAAGTATTAGTTTCCGTTCAGACAATAGTAATAGAATCAATTTAGAAGTTTCAGGTACAGAATCAGGTTCAAATGCAGGTGCTAATTTCTTTTTAAGAACTTACACAGATTTAGGTTCATTAATTGAAACGCCTTTTTCAATAGTTCGTTCAACAGGGGTTACAACAATAAAAAGTTTAACACTTACAAATGCTTTGTCTGTTGCAAATGGTGGAACGGGTGCAACTTCTTTTACTTCAGGTTCAATTTTATTTAGTAATGGCACTTCAGTTGCGCAAGACAACGCAAAATTCTTTTGGGACGATACAAACAATAGATTAGGTATTGGCACTTCAAGTCCAACAAGAATATTGCATTTATCAGATTCAGGTTCAAATTGTGCAATTAGAATAGATAATACAGTTTCAGGTAGACCATTTTTATTTACTTATGATGATAGCCAAAATGCAACTTTTATTAATAGTAGTGATAGTGGTATTATTGCTTTTAATACAGGTACAGGAACAAGTACAACTAAGTTTTCAATAGCTGCATCAGGTGCAGCAACTTTTACAAATAGTATTACAACAGGTGCTTTTATAAAATCATCTGTAACAAGTGGTGGTTCAGTTATTACTGCTGAATCAACTGCAACAAGTGGGGAAGGTCAGTTTATTGTTTTAGGTAAAAATTCAAGCGGTACAATTAGAAGTGGCGCATTTAAGTATGATAATGCTGACGTTCTTCGTATTGGAACGTCTTCAAACATTGGATTTCAATTTGAAACAAATGACGTTATAAGAATGTTTATTTCAAATGGGGGTAAAATATTAATTGGTACGACATCAAGTGCAAATACAGGATTAGGCACTAAAACAAAACAATATATAGTTGGTGATGGTTCTACAAATGCCGCAGCTTCTCACGGTTCAATGTTTGTTGCGGCAGGAACAGGTACGGCAGATACAGGAATTTCAGTTAATCAAGGAACGGCAGGAATGACAATGATATTAATTGCTTCTATAAATACAAGTACTGGAACAAGTACAGATAGTGCAGTTTATATAGTTAGATTTTATTTTAGCGGTAATAATACACCTACTGCAACTTATATTGGCGGAAGTAGTAATTTTGTCACATTTAGTACAAGTGGAAGCAATACACTTAATTTAACAGGTTCTTCTTCAGGAAACAAAAGTTATGCTTGGTTTGTAAATAAATTTGGTGACGTATAATAATAAATAATATGACAAAATATAAATGGGTTATAAACGCACTTGATTGCGTTCCAAAAGAAGGTCAAATGATTGACGTTGTTTCAATAGTTCATTGGGTAAGAATAGCAGATACTTTTTTAGGCGCTGAACCTTTACAAGTTTATATTTATGGAACTATGTCTTGTCCTTCACCTTCAGAAACAGATTTTACGGCATATCCTGACCTTACTTATGTGCAAATATGTAATTGGTTAGACGCAGGTTTAAACGTTGCTGAATTAGATGCAAATTTAGATTCACAAATTGAAAATATAATAAACCCGCCAATTATTAATTTACCATTACCATTCCAACAATAATGACAATATTTTTATCAATAGTATTTTTAGTTCACTTAATTAGTTGGGTTTTATACCAAAAGCACCAATTTAAAGAACGCGACCTTTACGCAACAGATTCGTATAATGCTTACGAACACAATAAAAAATGGCATATTTGGAAGGGTATAAACCATTTGTCGGTTTATGGTTTCTTTTCAATGGTATTTTTTGCAACTGCATTTTGGTTTGGCTTTGACATTCTTTGCAATGTTATCGTTCTAAAAAGACCTGCATTTTATGTTGGTCAAACGGCTCAAACCGACCTATTTATTCGCAAAGTTGCAGAACTTATAAAAATAAAGCCTGAATATGCTTCGGCATTGATTAAAGTATTAATTTTACTTATATTAATAATTTTAAAATAAAACTATGATTACGTTAAACGAACAACAAGTTGCAGAATTAAACAATTTTATTCAAGACCAATTACCAACAAAATATGGTATTGTCTTATTACAATGGTTTAAGCAAATTCAAGACGAACAGAACCCTAAAGTAGAAAAAGAAGATTAAAATGGCACAACATAGCGATCAAGCAGATTTCGGGGTATTAGTTAGCACGATTGGTGCAATTGTAAGTATTACAACTATTCAACCTATTGTAACCTTAATAGCAGGCTTGGTCGCTATTGTTTCTGGTATTATGGCTATTCGGTATTATTACAATGCAACTAAAAAAGTAAAGAATGATTAAGAATTTAATAATTGCGATCTTGTTGGTTGTAGTTATTTTATTTTTAATTACAAAGCCAGAGTACAAAAATTCAGTTATAGTAAATACTGATACGATTTACCAACAGAAAACTTTTACTAAATACAAGAAAGGGGATTCGATCCCTTTTGTAGTTTTAGATACCATCTACCAACACGATCGGGATACAATTACAATAGTGAAAGACTATAATCAAGTAAAGGTATATGCTGACACTATGCGCATAGATACGCAAATATCTGTATTCATATACGATACTATAAGTCAAAATAAGATACAGGGAAGATCAGTCGGGGTAAATATGCAAGAAAAAACTATTTATATTACGAACACTATTAAAGCAAAGAATAAGGCAGCCCTTTATTTAGGCTTTTTATCTGATATGCGACAGGATAATAGACAAATAGGCATAGGTATAGGCGCGGCTATTAAAACGGCTAATAAGGGCGTAATAACCCTAAACGCTACGACTAATAATTATTCAGTTGGGTATTATTTAAAATTTTAATATATGCGTCAATTTTTTACAGAGGATAATAATCGTTTAAGTATGAAACGCCTTTCTGGCTTTTTATGTACGATTGCCCTTTGCGCTAAATTGATACATACGCCAACGGATGCCTTAGTCTATTCTGTTGCGGCATTAGCAGGCGCGGCGTTCGGTTATACTATGGCAGAAAAGATATTTAAAAAGAATTAAATATGAAACTATCAGAGCATTTAGATTTAAGCGAGGTAATTAGAAGCGAAAGCGCAAAACGTAATGGCATTTCAAATATGCCTATTGAGGCGCATATTAAAAATTTAAAATTATTAGCTGAAAATATATTTCAGCCTATTAGGAATAACTTTCGTTGCCCGATCCATTTATCAAGCGGGTATAGATCTATTGAACTTAATCGTATAGTTAAGGGAAGTTTAACTTCGCAACATTGCACGGGCGAGGCAATGGATATAGATATGGACGGCACGCCAAACGGAGTAACAAATAAAATGGTTTTTGATTTTATAAAGAATAACTTAGAATTTGATCAATTAATTTGGGAATTTGGGGATAATGATAATCCTGATTGGATTCACGTTTCATACGAAAGTACAGGAAAACAAAGAAAACAAGTATTAAAAGCAATAAGAAACAACGGGAAAACACAATATAAAACCTACTAAATGACTAACACAAACCTAAAAACAAAACGCAGAAGACTATTTTTTGATATAGAAACTTCGCCAAATATCGGTTTGTTTTGGGAAGCAGGCTACAAAAAAAATATCGATTATTCAAACATAATTCAAGAACGTGCAATTATCTGTATCTGTTATAAGTGGGAAGATGAGAAAGAGGTTTACTCCCTACAATGGGACGCTAAGCAAAATGACAAACGTATGCTTGAACAATTCATTGAGGTTGCAAATGTGGCTACTGAAATGGTCGGGCATAACGGGGATAAATTCGATTTGGCTTGGATCAGGACAAGGTGCTTGTTTCACAATATCCAAATGTTCCCAAAATATACAACTATTGATACCTTAAAGGTAGCCCGCCAGAAGTTTAGATTTAATTCAAATAGACTTAATTACATAGCTGATTTTTTAGGCATAGGGCAAAAGATTAAAACAGAATATAGTCTTTGGAAAAACATTCTTTTACATAAGGATAAGGCAGCTATGGAGGCTATGATCAAGTATTGTAAAAAAGATGTAGTATTACTTGAAAAAGTTTTTAAATTATTAAGCGCACATATCGAACCAAAAACGCATTACGGCGTTATATTCGGACAGGATAGAGGTACTTGCCCTGAATGTGGATCGGATGATTTAATCAAGAATAATAAGGTAGTAACCGCAACAGGATTAACCCGCATACAATACAAGTGTAAAACTTGTAACAAATTTCATTCTAAAACTGATAAATAATGTCCAGAATTTTATATAATATTATAGACGATCTTTTAGCGCGTGAGGATAAAGGGATAAAGGAATACGGAACGACAATGGATCGAACGGATCTTACAGAAATAGAATGGCTGCAACACGCCTACGAAGAAGCCTTAGACTTATCAATTTATTTAAAAAAACTTATAAAAATTAAAAATGATGAAAATGCCAAAGGGTTTTAACAAATGGACGCTACAACAACAAGAAGAATTCTTTATTGTAAGGCTTCAGGAATTGTACGAAATTGAAGCAGATATGAAAAGAAATTTGGCAAAGATACGTGGAGGGAATAGGATGGAATTTAAAGAAGTAGAAAGACCTGATGAAATAATACTAAAAGATTTATAATGTCAGAGGAAAAAGATCCAGAAGTAACGGAAGAAATAGAATGGGAAGATGCAGAAACGACCACGCGAAGTGATCTGATTAGTTGCGCCTATTATGCTATGTCAGCCGTTGAGGATATTGATCTCACTTTAATATCTAAGATCGAAGCCAATAAAATACGCCGTATAAAAAGGCAATCTTTAGATATTATTGCAGAGGTAATAGGGGAAATGCACGCCGAAATCTTCGATACAGAGGAAGATATATAAATAAATAATAATATATAATGTATTGCCGCTTATAATAAGTGGCTTTTTTTTACAAAATAAATTAATAAAGTGTATATATTATGGATAAAAGATGTATATTTGTGATGTCATAATAAAACCATATGGCATAAACACTATGAAAAAATTTGAATTTGTTTCGGAAACGAAATACAACAAACCAGATGATCCTTATTTTTACACTAAAGA